TATCGTGGCGTTGAGTGCGGTTATACGGGCCGAGCAGTGGCAGATGAGAAAGACCAACCGACAAACGACCCTAAAAAGGATAAGTGCAGTGGTTTGTTGACTGGTTGCAAGTTAAGAAACAACACGCACAACTATGGCGGATTTGTCAGCGTTGATAAATTGGGGTAGGCGATGGACGGCAAACTACACAACGAGATAATCAAATACTCAAAATCAAAAGAACCGCAAGAAAGTTGCGGTTTTGTTGTTTTAGTAGGTGGTGAAAAAGTCTTTATGCCTTGCGAAAACGCATCAGAAGATAAAGAAAACCACTTTGAAATATCGCCTGAAGATTACATTGCAGCAAGTGAGAAAGGCGAGGTTTTATCCTTAGTCCACTCACACCCACAAGGCGAGCCAAAACTATCACAAGCAGATTTACAAACACAACTTTATAGCCAGTTAGATTTTTGGTTGGTTTGTGGCGAGCAAATTCACATCTTCCAGAAAATCCCATTTCTAATCGGACGAGAATTCAAGCACGGTGAAATGGATTGTTACACGATATTCCGAGACTTCTACCGTCTATCTGGCTACGAGATGCCTAATTTTGAGCGTGAAGATTATTGGTGGGAAGAGGGTAAGAATCTCTACTTAGACAACATCGAGAAACAAGGATTTGAGCAAGTTAAAGAGCCACAAATTGGCGATGTGATTTTGATTAGTGTGGGGGCGAACGTACCTAATCATGCTGCAATTTATGTAGGCGATCAGATGGTTCTCCATCACGCACCAAAACGATTATCTAAGCGTGATTTATATGACGGTTACTGGCTTAAACACACTCACAGCATTTGGAGATATAGAGAATGGTCAACGTTAGATTTTACGGTTCCCTTAAACAGTTTGGATCTGATTTCAGGCTAGATTGCCAAACAACCGCAGAAGTTATCCACGCCTTAACAAGCCAAATTCCAAAGCTTAGACAATTCATTCAACAGGGTTTATTCACTGTAAGGGTAGGGAGAGATTATTTTGATAATCGCTATCTAGAAAAGGGGTTAAGTCAAAAACTAAAAGACGATGCAACAGTTCACTTTACTCCGGCACTGAAAGGCTCGAAACGTGGCGGATTGTTCGGAGTAATCACTGGTGTCGCACTTATTGCAGGGGCTTTAGCGTTAGGTCCGCTTGGGATTATTGGTGCTAACGCCGCTTGGATGGTAGGCGGATTAGGTGCATCGCTATTGCTTGGTGGTGTAGCTCAAATGCTCACAAAGATGCCAGATATGAAACTTGGTTCAGAAAAAGAAAAGAAGCAATCAACCTCGTTCACCAATCTTTCAAATATGGCGGCACAGGGCAGAATTGTTCCGTTAGCGTATGGGCGAATTAGAGTTGGTTCTCTAATCATCTCTCAAGGTATCGAAACAATGGACGTTGACAGAAACCCTCCAGAAAACAAACAGGGAAAAATTCTACCAATTTTCAAGAATAGGAGCTAACAATGGGTAAAGGTGGCGGTGGCGGTCATACACCAGTAGAAGCTAAAGAAACAGGTCGCAGCAAACAGTTAATTAAGATTGTTGAGGTTATTTCAGAGGGCGAAATTGAGGGCCTTGCTGACGGTTTAAAATCCGTCTATTTCAATAATACTCCAGTTCAAAACAAAGACGGTTCTTATAACTTCAATAACGTTCAAATTGAGGGGCGAGTAGGTAGTCAGGTTCAAGATGTAATTGCTGGCTTTAACACTTCCGAGAAAGAGATTAGCGTAGGAACACAGGTTAAAAAGAATTTACCTATTACTAGAACTGTTACAGATGATAAGGTTTCCAGATTACGCTTAACAATTGGGGTGCAATCTCTCTTTAAGCAAGAAGAGAATGGCGATACCAACGGGGCGAAAGTCAATCTCATCATCACCATTGGCTCTCAAACCTATCCAGTTACCATTAACGGTAAATATAGCTCACAATACTTACAACAACACACTTTTGATAATCTTCCGCCAGTTCCATTTACTGTTAAAGTTGAGAGAGTCACAGAAGATAGCCAAACTCAACGATTACAGAATGGCACGATATGGTCGAGCTACACAGAGATTATCGACACTGAATTCACTTACCCTAATACAGCTTTGATTGGGGTTAAATTTGATTCAGAGCAATTTAGCTCTATTCCAACTCGAACCTATGATGTTTTAGGTATAAAAGTTCAAGTTCCTAGCAATTACGACCCTTACACTCGCAAATATACAGGAATGTGGGACGGTACGTTTAAGCTAAGTTGGACTGATAATCCTGCTTGGGTGCTGTACGACATCATTATCCATAAGCGATACGGCACAGGTTGGGAGGATTTGCCGGCATTTACTGCCGATAAATGGACTTTATATCAAATCGCTCAGTATTGCGACCAACTCGTTCCTGACGGATTTGGCGGACAAGAGCCTAGATTTACCTGTAATTTATATAAAACAGAACAATCACTGGCTTATGAATTCTTCTCTAATCTATGCTCAATCTTTAGAGCTGTTCAAGTTTGGCAAGGTCAGCAATTAACGTTCATCATGGATAGACCAGCCGATCCTGTTTGGACTTATACTAATGCGAACGTTGAGAAAGGCGAGTTTAACTATACTTACTCCGCTAAGAAATCCCGACACAACGCAATTCAGGTTGAATACGCAGACAAAGACAATGCGTACGAGCGAGCGATTGAATACGTTTCAGATGATGAATCAATCCGCAAGAATGGCGTAAATGTTAAGAAAATCACAGCCTTTGGATGCACCTCCAGAGGACAAGCACACCGCACTGGATTATGGTTACTTCAAACCGAGAAACTAGAAACTAAAACGGTCAGCTTTACTGTTGGTGCAGAGGGATTGACGAATATCCCTGGCGACATCATTAAAGTTGCTGATACGCATTATGCTGGAACCAATGTTGGAGGTCGAGTTCTGGCAGTCAATGGCAAGAAAGTTACTCTAGATAGAGAGATTTCTATCAATGGTAATAGTTATTTCAGCTACATCAACCAAAATGCGAAACATCAAGACATCAAGATTATCTCTGTTAATGGTGCAGAAGTTACTTTAGACCAAGCTCCAACAGGTCTAGAGGTTTACGGTGTGTGGTCGCTATCCACTCAGCAGGTATCAACTCAATTATTCAAGGTGTTATCCGTCAAGGAAGATGTTAAAGGTAAATATACCATTACAGCTTTACAGCACGAGCCACAGAAAGAGGCTATTGTTGATAACGGTGCGAAATTTGAGCCGAAAGCAACATCAATTCTTGCAGTCCCACAGGTTAGCAATATTGGTGTAACGGTCAATCCTGATGGTAGTGTATCTTTTGCTGGTGATATTACTGGTGGCAATGGCGTTATTAAGTATGACTTCCGCATCTACAAAGACGGTGCGTTGTATGATGTTAGATTAAACCAAACATCACCAAATCTAAACCTAGACGGATTAGAAAACGGTGAGTATTCAGTCTTAATTCAAATCAAAAATGAGAAAGGCCAAGTATTAAGTGAGAAAACTCAAACGTTCGTTATTGATAAACCGCCAGCGCCAACAGGTGTAAGAGTTACTGGTGGATTGGGGAATATCACAATCGAATGGGATTGGATTAATGATGCCACAGCGACAGAGATTTTTGTTAGTGAAACTGACGATATTAAAACCGCTACACGCTTGACAAAAGTCACTGCAAGAATGTACACGCACGAAGTCGGAGCTAAGAAAGTTAGATACTACTGGTTGCGACATACAAGAGGCGTGAATATTGGTCCATTTAGCCAACAAAGTGGCTTGCGTGGTGAAAGTTCTGTTGATATTGATGCCGAATTAGAGGTGTTGAATAAAAAGCTATCTCAGAACATCGTAAATGAGGTAATTGATACTGCTTTACCTGCTCGTAAACTAGGTATGACGAAATATGTTGACAGTTTAGATGTTAATGTATATCAAGGTCAAAAACAGGTTTATGATGAAAGTTCTAATAAAACGTACACTTGGAATGGCACAAAATACGTTCCGTTAGAAACCGAATTATTAGCAGGTAAAATTAAAGGTATTATTCAGCCTAGTCAACTTGCACCAATCCCAACAGCAAATCTAGCAGGAAAATTAACTGACGCACAAATCGAACAAATTAGTGCAACTAAATTAGTTGGAAATATCAATATTGCACAAATTCCGTCTATCCCTACAAATAAATTAACAGGATTATTAACAAATAATCAAATTGCGGAATTAGACGCAAGTAAAATTAAAACAGGTAATTTGGCGATTGAGCGTATCCCTAACGTTCCTACGAATAAATTAAGCGGTGTAATTAGTGACGCTCAATTAGCAGGAATTAGTGCGACAAAGATTACAGGCACACTTGATATTTCTAAAGTGCCTGCAATTCCTACGAATAAACTATCTGGTACGATTGGAGCTAATCAGATTTCAGCTAATTCTATCGGTACAAATCACTTAGGGGCAAATATTGTTACTGCTGAAAAAATCAACACAAGTGCAATTACAGCAGAGAAAATTAGTAGTAATGCAATTACAGCAGATAAAATCGCTTCAAATGCTATTACTTCTGACAAAATTCAAGCTAATGCTATTACCGCACAGAAGATTTCAGCTAATGCTATTGATACACAACGTTTAGCAACAAATGCAGTAACAACCGAGAAAATCCTAAGTGGTGCAATCACTTCTGAAAAAATTACGTCTAATGCGATTACAGCAGACAAAATAGCAAGTAATGCAATCACTACCGATAAACTCAATGCTAATGCTATTACTGCGCAAAAAATTGCAGGAAATGCCATTGAAAGCAACCATATTAAAGCAGGATCTATTATCGCAGGTAAATTAGGTGCTAATGCTGTTACCGCAGATAATATCGCTACAAATGCGATTACTGCCACTAAGATTATGGGCGGTGCAATCACGGCAGAAAAATTATCAGCTAATAGTGTGGGTGCAAATGCTATTCAATCTGGGGCAATCACAACTGACAAATTAGGTGCTAATTCTGTTGACGCAGGAAAAATTAGAGCAGGTGCAATTAACGCTAACCATATACAAGCAGGTCAAATTTCAACGGATAAATTGGCAATTGGACTAGGTGGAAACTTGCTCTACAATCCTATTTTTGATAACAAGGCCTATGGCTGGAGTGAGAATAGAGGTAATGGCAGTCTGGCAAGGCAAACAACAAGACTAATAAGACGGACAAGTACCAAGTTCAATGGATTAGTTACCAATGGAGCTGTTTTGATTGCCGAAGTTTGGGCTAATTCTGGTGTGTCGAGCTGGTGGAATATTGCAGAACAAGTAGTTAGTGTTGTGCCTAACCAAAGATACTGTTTATCAGCCTTTATTGATGCTTGGCAATGCACTGGCGAGCTAATAGTGCAAGAGATTGCTAGTGACGGAGTCTCATGGGTCAGGAATTTTGCTTTTTCTGAACGAAAAGGTAGGAATATTCCTGGGTACTCACAAAGCGGTGCAATGGAGGAGAATGTCGGTAGCGTTGACCCATTAACTCGCAACCATGTATTTTTTACCGCTCCTAGCTCTGGCTATGTATCAGTTGTTTGCGTCATGCGTAACATACAATCCGGCGCCACACTTAAAATTGCAAACCCAATGCTTGAAGAATGCACCGAACACACAACTGAACCTAGCCCATGGCAAAATGCAGGTGTAACCGCTATTCACGGTGGGTCGATTGTTACTAACTCAATCACCACGCAACAAATGGCAGCTAATAGCATTACTGCTAATGAGATTGCAGCTGGGGCGGTGATGGCTAAACACGTTGCGGCTAACAGTATTGGTGCCAATCACGTTGCGACACGCTCTCTAACTGCAGATAAATTAAACGTAACTAGCATATCATCGATTAGTGCTGATTTAGGCACTATCAATGGTGGCTCGCTTAAAATTGGTAGTTTAAATGGTAATTTTGGTACTTTATTTGAAGTGCAATCTAATGGTGGTTTTAGACTTGTTAGCCGAGATGCGAGCGGTGGTATTGAGTTATCTAGCTTTACAAGAGCGTTACACGTTTGGAATGGCGGCACAGAGGCTATCCGAGTGGGCAAATTATAATAAGGAGAGTTATGTATTACATAGATGAGCCTGTACCGATTGATAAATCGTTTACAGAAAAACCTATCTGCGCCTGGCATATCGCTGGGCGTTTGACTATTGATTACATCAATAAAAATACCACGATTGAGCTTGTAAGTTGGAAAGATAAACAATCATTTTTAGCTCGTGGAGAATCATTGGTGACATTTTTGACAGTCAATGATTGCCCTAGATTTAGTGTTGATCCGAGTTTGTTTGCTTTACGAGCATTGACAACCGTTGAGGGGTCGCCTTTTTATCGTAAACAGGTTAAATGCGATTATGATTTAGACCATATTTCGCAAGTGTGGGGAAGTGGTTTAAATGAATAATTATGGATTACGAGTAAATAATAGTATATTAGATAGCTATTATTTAGAATTAGGTACTGCTCATATCACGGGGTATCAACATAAAATAAATATTCCATCTGAATATCAAATTCAATTAAATAAAGATTATATAAATTTAAATGAAAGTAAAAGATTAGAATTTGTTAGAAAATATGGGAAAAATGCAATTTATTTAAATTATATGCCATTTGTAAGAATAGAGCAGTTTAGGTCAGAAGATTTTATATATCATTGTCCTAAAATTGAATGGGCTAGTTCACAAAATAAATATATTTTAGACCATATTCAATTTTCAGCAGATAGTTATTTTGATATTACTATTGGCTATGGTGTTATTATGGCAGATTTTCGGAGACTTTCTCAATGACAAGTTATGGTATGTCAATGAATTATACACATTTTTCATTGCCTAATTTACAGCGCAAAATGGTAGCTTCAGAAATCCCTGTTAAATATTTAAGATATAAAAGGTCGTATAAATGCACATTACATAGTGCAATTTTTAGTAAAAAGCTACCTGTTGATAGAAATTGTTTACTTTTCATAGAACCTCAATCAAAATTTTTCCATAGTAAATCAAATAATGATCAAACAACTAATGGAGTGAGTAATTTAATAATTTATCCTGATGAAACTTTTGCTAGAAGTAGATATAAATCTGCTCAAGGCAGATATATACCAATGTCTCCTGATTGGGATTATGCAATAAATACTAAATGTTATAGCAGTAATAATCCTTTTTATCATATGGATTTTGGTTTTCATTTATTTGAATTTGTAGATAATACCTTAAATACTGCCAACTATGGCATAAAAGTTTTTAAAGAAGTGCTACTAAATAATAAGGTATATAAACCATTAGAAAGTATAAAATGTGGAAATATGTTTGATAATAATTTTGAAAGACATAGCAATATTTATAAAGATAGACGTGTCGCCTGCCTTATGCCACCTACAATGTATTACTATGACGAAAAAACAAGCAGATCTATTATAACACCTTTAATCATTGATAGTCTTTCTGGAACTAAATTTAGAACAATTTTAGCCAATAATTTGGAAAAAAATAAATTATTCTATATGCCATCTAATAGAAAAATACAAAGTGGAGAAATATATTTAGATGTAATAGACGTTTCACACTTACCGTCTTTTGATGAAATTCCTTACAATTAAAATATGGAGAAACAAAATGCAAGTATTTCTATTCGATCAACAACTAATTTCTGTAATTAATCGAAAAGAAGAAATTACAGATGAAACGTGTCTTATCACAGAGCAGGAGCGCGAAAAAATCCAAGAAACACTCGATACTCAAGGTCACTTTTGGCGTATAGATAAATATACCGTGGGTTGTAGTGGTGTTAAACCAAGCGAAAACCACAAGTGGAATGACGAAAAACACGATTGGGAAATTGATTCGGATTTAATCCAACAAAACCTCGTCAAGAAACGGGCTGAATTATGGGAAACTATTAAGGCACGCCGATTACAAGCGACGAGAACAGGTGTGGAAGTCTCTTTACCAAATGGTCAAGTTAGACATTTTCATACTGACCAAGTGGCGCGTCAAGAATATGACAGCATGGGACTGACCATTGTATTAGGCACTTTTGAACCGCGCCAGTGGAAAACAATCGAAAATGATTGGGTGCAATTTGATTTAGATACATTTAAAGCATTGGCGCAAGCAATCAAGGGCAAAGTAGATCACGATTACCGAAACGCTGAAGTATTAAAAGCGCAAGTTGATAAATCAGATACGCCTGAAAATATCGACCTTAACCAGGGATGGAGCCAATCTTATGTCTAAAGTAGTGATTGCTTTTTATAAGCATAAACGAGAGCGGAATAGTGTTAAAAATACATTATTCCGCTTTTTTGATGATGCTATAAAATTTTTTACGCATGGGCCATACAGCCATTGCGAGATAGCAATATCTAACCCTCAACAATCTAAGATGTACACTTGTTTTAGCGCAAGTAATCGAGATGGGGGAGTGCGTAAAAAAATAATGGAGCTACCTCCAGAACGATGGGATTTGGTTGAACTAGAAATCTCACCAAAGGAAGTAAATGTATTTTTTGAAAAAACAAAAGGCCTGAAATATGACCTTATTGGCGCACTAGGTGTTGTCTTGCGTATTAGAGACAGCAAGACAAAATATTTTTGCTCGGAATGGTGCGCAAAATGCCTTGGAATAGACAAGCCTTACAGGTTTAGCCCAAATTCACTTTATAAACATTTAACCAATAGTCATGGATAACACCATGGCTTTTTTATTAATAAATAGGAGTTTTTATGACGACATTTAACAAAATCTTAAACCCAATGTATTCAGTGATTGCGGCATACTCAAAACAAGAGGACGACTCAATTAATGCTAAATATGTACTTGGTACTGGCACAGACAATGACGGGACAGTGACAGACTTTACGCCTATCATTTCCGAATATAAATGGATTGACCCAACCGCAGCAAAAAGCATTTTTGGGCAGCCATTAACTCAAGATGACATTGGCAAAACAATGGAGCAACTCTATCTAGACCGTATCTATGCTTACTTAAAAGAGCAAGGACAGATTGTTATCTAATCATCTAATTATTAGAGATACCGCCTACGGGCGGTTTTTTATTGGAGGGGAAATGGAAACAATTGATTTGGAAATGATTCGTGGAGACGATGAAGGGTGGTCGTTTGAAGTCACGCATGAAGATGAAAGTGCGGTTGATTTTAGTGGGTATCGGTTTGATTTACATATTAAGCCAATAAAGAAAAGCGAGCCAATTATTAAACTCTCCACTAAAACTGGCGATATTACTGTCGAGAATAACCTGATTAAGGTCAGCATAAGCCACGATAAAACCGAAAATGCCACTTGGGAAAATGCTAAATGGGATCTACAAAGCATTGACGGCAATCAACTAGTGCGCACGTTAGCTGGTGGAGATTTTGCTCTATTAGCAGATGTGACCAGAGAGGTGGGTTAGTGGATAAAACAATAACGATCAAAGTTAGAGATAAGCCCAAAATAAAGGTAAAACTAATAGGCAAGAGGGTATTCAAGGTTAAATTAACCAATCAACAATACACGCCTGTAATCCCTAATATCAATGATTTAATCCTCAACTACAAAATAGGACGACTATGACAACACAAACTATCCAACAATTATTGACCGAATTTGCTCAATACCTAGGCGAGCAAGATAAAAATATTTTGGCTCAAATTGAGACAAAGATAACCCAGCTTAAAAATGACCTGTTAGGCGGGGAAGTGTCAGCCGATTTAGACACGTTTAGAGAGTTGGCTGAAGAGTTACGTAAACTCAAAGCAAACGGAAGCAGTGCCCCTGAGGCATTAACCAGCAAGTTGACAGAATTTAAACAGAGTTTAGATGGCGTAATTGAGGAAATTAACGCCTTGAAAGGAATGGATTTAAAGGCGGCTTATCAACGTGGGAAAACTAGCTAATGACGCTTTTACAACAACTGCCAGAGGTTATCGAGCAAATCGGGCGAGACATTAAAGCCATAACCGTTGTGCTTGGTAGTGGCCGCCCTGATAAGCCAGAAACTACAGGTGGCAAAATAACAGGGCAAGAGCCTAACGGCACGATTTATGAATCGTCAGATGGCGGCCGAGTGGGCGCATGGAAGTGGCAAAAGCGTAATGGGAAATGGGTGGTTACAGATGGCGATACAGGTTTAGTTAATGCTGTAACTAAAAACCTAAAACCCGGCGCTTACATTAAACTACGCAGACAAGGCAACCTTGTATCATGTCATATGGGCGGGTTATCTTGGGGGCTGT